TTTCAAATTCAGATTGAATCTGACTTAATTGGTCAACATTAACTCTAGTATAAAACCAGTCTGGATTCCACGGTGCATATTCACTCATGGCAATATTTATCGACCTTAAACAGATGCTATAAATAATGCCATGTTCAACTTATATTTTTTTATTATTGATTTTGTATTAATCTGGCATATTACAGCAACAATTCAGAGTATATACGTCCATAGATCAATAGCACACAATTATATCAAGTACCACAATAGTGTAGAACACTTTTTTAGATTTTGGATATGGGCAGTTATTGGATTCAATTGGCCAGGTTGGAATAAACATTGGGCTGTTCATCACCGTAAACATCATAGATATAGTGACACAGAGTTAGATCCACACTCACCACATCATCAAACATTTACTGACCTAGCAAATCCAACACCTGCAACCCATGGTGTTACAAAAGAAGATTATGAATTTTATGCCAACGACGTTGCAGAGTTTAACGATAGTGCAGAAAAGTTTTATAATACTAATCGCTATCTAGGTTTAGTCATTCATGCTCTTATTCAATATCTTTTATTTGATATTACAGGTTTAGTAGTGGCATTGACTTACGCAGTATTTGCTAGATTTTTTATTACCTTTGTAGGTAAATGGGCAATACATAAACTTGGATTTAGTTATGCCCAAACGTCCAAGACAGATAGAAGTAAAATATTTTTTCCAATAACTTTCCTATTAGGTGGCGAAGAATTACACACTAATCATCACAATAATACAGCAAGGAAAAACTTTGCGTTTCGTTGGTTTGAGTTTGATATCGGGTATTGGTATTGTCAAGTACTAGTTAAACTGAAACTAGCACACTGGTTATAAACTATCTAAAAACTTGTATAAGTCATCTACTAGATTAAGATAGGTTGCTTCTTTTTCAGCAAATAAGATTAGAGCATGTATAAACATTTCTTTCTTGCCGCCAAATCTAACGTAGTAAGGATTTTCTAGTTTACGGTCTAGTTTGAGTAATATCTGAGGAGTTACTCTTAGAGGTTCTTCTAAACGCCAAGTATAGTATTCTAAGCCTATATCATCTGTTAGAGTTAAAAAGCCGTCTACAGTTAAGCGAAGGCTGTTCCCGCTGTACTTGTTCCACCACCATGTCTTCGTAGCAGTGTCATAGTCAACGGGATATTTTTTAGCGAGATCGCATAGAGTCCGTGTTAGACTCTGCCTACTTTTTCGCACCTTCAGGATAGATAGTATCTCCTTTATTAAGAAGTACTACTGAGAATTCATCGGTTTTGAATTGTTCGTTTAGTTTTTTAGCCAAGTTGATGGCGTGACCAGGATTACTAAACGAAACTTTTTTGTATTTTGGTCCTGGATACTGTACAAGATAGTTACTTGTTTTTAGATTAATTGGGCGATTCTGATAGTATACTGCCCAAATACCTTCTGACGCAAGTACTTGTTCTGTCTTGTATGTTTCTTTATTTGTTATTTCGACGAGCACCGTCGGTTTAGGTCTTGACATCTTCCTCGTACCTATAATATTAAGTACAGTTATTTATGCCAATTAACTGAGTAGTTTACTTAAAAGCCTTTAATTTACAGTGATTTAGAAGTTACCACCATCTAATTCTACTTTAATAACGTCATCTGTAGATTTGTTATTTGCGTGTGTTTTAAGTTCTAACAGTAACTTAGTGATATCTGCGTGTAAGTTGTTGGCTTCGTGCAGACTCATTGTAAAGTCTTTTGCATTCTGACCTTGTAAATTTTTAAGTTTATCTAAGAAACGTTGTATATAAATCATGCTTTTACCTTTAATAAATCTTTTTGATTCTTGTATGGACCATGATAGTCATAGCGTTGTAGGGTAATTAGTTTAGGACAAAAGTCTTGACGCCATATCTTATTTTGTTTTACTAGATACCACCCAGCGGCAAACCAGGATTTTGAATCTTCTTCTTTGGTAAAGATAGGTGCCTTTTGTTGTAAACTCCAAACACCGTTATATGGTTTAGCATCTGTAGGATACTCATGAACTTGATTCTCTTCTCGTTCTCGAGCTGTTATTTGTTTTTCAAATTCAATATTAGCATTGGCTTTAATTCTGCTGATATTTTTATAGTTAAAAACACTGTCACCAATCTTTAGTTTATATCCTTCTGATTGTTTATTAATTTCACCTACACGTTGATCATCTGCTGTTAAAACCCAAAACTTGTCTTTAACAATAGGTTTAGCATGTATAGTTACTTTGATATGTTTTAAATCTACTTCTTTAGTCTTAACCATATTCTTTCTCCGGATAGCCTGCTGACATCCATTCAGCCATCGTTGTTGCGTTATCACTTAGTTTTACCAAATCATATTTACCACAGAATTTTAGGAACTTTGTGCCTATCTGTAGGTTTTGTTTTGTCTGTTGTCCTTGTGCTATTGTTTCAGCAATTTTTACTTTAACATCATCTGGTTGTGCTGTCAAGTCTACTAGAACTCTATTACGTTCATAGTCATCTAACACGCGATGTTCTTCTTCATTATGATCTACCCAACGTTGTAGCATTAGGTTGTTCCATGAGTATCCTTTTGTTTTACGGTCTTCAAATGCTTCTAGTAGGCCTACTTTATTACGTGTACCTTTTTCTCTTACACCAGGGAAAGCACTAAAAATATTATCTGTAGGATCGCCACGCATACATTTCTTAAATAAAATGTATTCTGGATCAGGTATTACTTTAGGCTCTTTAGTTTTCTTATCTATGACACGCTCGCCTTTTTTATCAAAGATACCTTCAATAGTGTGTAGCTCATCTGAAATACCATTGTACTGTTTTACATTTTCTGCTAACAGTTGATAAAAGTCTGTGTCGCTAGATACAATAACATGCTCGTCGTCGGGATGACTCTGTATCCAACCCGCAATCAAATCATCTGCTTCTAGTTCAGGATGCTGTAGAGTAGTACAGTTTGTTTTGTCTATGATAAATGAGTTCATATCATCAAACGCTGACCAAAATGCTTCATCTTCCTTCTGTTCACTTTCAGTTAATGCTTGTCTAGCAACTGATCTGTTTTTCTTATAAGGCTCATAATAATCTTTACGCCATGAACGTCCTTCTAAACAGAATATAACATGGTCTGCTTTCTGATCACGGAATGCTTTATTGATACTTGCTAGTGTAACATGTATAGCAAAACCTACACGTTCTTCTGTATCACTTGCTCTGTATGCAGAATGTCTAGCTCTAAAGAATGTATTTGCTGTGTCAATTAATAGGTATTTCATTCTAATATTATACTATTAAACTATTTTGTTGTCAATGATATAGCGTAGTATTTTGGTTTTCCAAGCCTTGTGTGCATCTGGACCAAAATGATAACTGTTAGGGTTTACCTTTTGATAACCTTGTGCTGTTAACCAACTATCATACGTTTCGTTATAGTCATAAGGATTAATATAACTTAGTCCCCAATCTTTACGATCCTGTATATCACTAAAGTGGCTGTTACAGTTAAAGAATAAGTGTTTGATGTTTTGTTCTTCTAGTTCATTATGAAAGTTCCAAATTGTTTTGTGTGCGTTATGAGTACATTCTTCCCAATTAACATTTACCACAAACTCTTTGTACTTTTGTTGATGACTAGCTGGCACATCATCTATGCCTGAAGCATTAACTTGATAGTAAGTTCCATCTATTAACCATTCTTGTCTTTCCCAAGTTGACCAACCTATAACTAATAACAGTTCTTCTCTGCCATTATACTTTTCTAAATATTCTTTAGTAGTTCTTATAATACGTTGATTACTTGATGCAGACTCTGCTAGACAGTGAAACTTAGCATTGAGAGGTTTACGTAATAGATATCCCCAACTTACTTCTAGATTGTCTGGGTGTGGCCTACGTCCTTGGTAGACGTATCGTCCATCGTCTTCTGCAAATGCGTAACTGTTTACTGCTTCAGCACCTGCGGCATGACTATCTCCATTAACTACTAGTATCATATTTTTTCTTTTATCCTATTAAATAACGTTTCGTGTGTTTTAGAACCAAAGTGTACATTATCGTTAGCAGTGTCAGATTTATACGACATCATTGGATCAATATCTAGCCAATTGTTAAGATTAATTTCTTTTTTGGTTTCGTTTACATAGTCTAACATTGTAGATATTTCATCATCGGGTATTTCAGAATCAGATATAAGATACCTATGAAACAATGAATCTGTTTGGTTAAAAAAGTCTTTAGACCAACTTACTAAACCATTTACAAATAATACTTGGGTATTAAAGCACTGACTGATATTAAGAAACTTAACAAGTCGATCCCAATGCAATATTGGTCCGTTTAACATAAGAAAATTTTTACGAAAACTATTCCATTCAGAGTCTGATAGGTAATAATCTGCAATATTTTCGTTGTGTATTGGATCTATAGGCCTGACTCCGTGGTTTGATGGAGTAAGATTAAGTCTAGTCAACCCACTTACTTGTATTACTGCTAGGTCATAATGGTCTTTAGTTAACTCATTAAAAGTATTAACAAATATACTTGTGTTGTCTAAGCCAGGTTGTGCAATATTTGTTATATCAGCATTTAGATGTGTAGATAATTTATTACACCAAAGGTCAGGATTTTTCTTTTCATTGTTAAATGCAAAGCCAGCAGTTATACTACATCCTGAGACTAGCAGTTTCATTTAGTATTTCTGTTTTTCTGGAATAACACCTCTTACACCACCTCTAGGATCTGCACAATCGCCGTCTGTGCGTGGTATAAGATGAATATGAGGATACATTACTGTTTGTCCTGCTGACTCGCCTACGTTTTGTCCTATGTTAAATCCTGTACAGTAACCTTTACGATATAAGTCAGTACCCCAATCATAGGCTTCTTCATAACAGGCTTTTCTGTGCATTTCATCATCTACTTTAGGAACAAACAATAAGTGTCCTTTGGTTACAGGATACTTGTCTTCAAATACATAGTATAAAGGATGATCTATTAATGGAGTTGACTCCATCCAGGGTGTGTCTTCTACTTTCATATCTTTTTATTAATCCATCTAATGATTGCGTAAACAATGAGACCAAGTATGATATACATGATGCCATCAAACCAACTAATATTGTTTAATAAGTCTGCTGTGATAAATGATAAGTCCATTACTTGACCTCCGTGTATCCGCCACCTAGGTTACGTCTGTTGTCTGGGTCTGCTTGAAACTGTTCATAAGTTTCCATAGCAACATTACGACAAATAGTTTGAAACCAACG